TCGGGTCCGATGAAGGAAAAGTGGCATGAAGATTGAATTTACACAGGCAACATTCGTAAATGGTGAGTTCGCTGATGTCGGAACCGTGCAAGATTTGCCGGGACGCGAAGCTGAAAACTTGATCAATATGGGGCGCGCCAAGAAGTTCCTAGAGGCTCCTGCGGCTCCCGTTGAGGATCGCTCAATCGGCCTTGAAGATGCTCCAGAGGCTCCAGAATTTACGACTCGCAAAGGCAAGTTTGCCAAGAAATAAGGCTGACCGATGGCTGTCGAATCCGCTTCAGATCGCGCATATATGCTGAACATCTCAGACTTCGGGACAACGGCAACCTATACGCTGGTCGGTGGCAATCAATCATCGATTGTCGGCATCTTCGATAACGAGTTCTTTGAGGCCGATCCGCAGGGCAATGTTGCCTATGCTTCGGCTCAACCAAGGTTCTTAGTCCAGACTTCGACTTTGCCTTCTGGCGCGGATTATGGCGATTCTATAGCTATCAATTCCGTGAATTATAAAGTCCGTATCATTCAACCGGATGGAACCGGAATGACTACATTAGTTCTGGAGAAGCAATAATGGCGCATCTTCGGAAACAGATAAGAGATCGCATCGTTTCAAATGTCTCGAATTTAACAACGACATCGACGCGGGTTTATCAGACGCGGTTTTATCCTATCGCATCGATCAATCAGCCTCTTTTGCTTGTCTATACACTGAGCGAAGAGAGCGATCCTGACACGATGACACGTCCTCGCAAGGTAATGCGGAGAGTAAATTTCACGCTCGAAGGCATGGCAAAAGCAACATCCGGTTTGGATGATACGCTCGATGCGATTGCCAGAGACGTTGAAGAAGCAATTCTAGCCGATCCGACCTGTAATTCTTTAGCAAAAGACACTGTTTTGACGGGAACGGTTATCGACTATAATGCAGAAGGTGAGCAACCTGTCGGCTCGATTAAGATGACGTTTCAAGTTTCTTATCGAACGACTGAAACTGAATCAGAGTCGCCAGCTTAGGAGTTTTTGAAATGGCAAATCATACGGGTTCGGAAGGAATTGTAAGAATTTCTGCGAATACAATCGCTGAAGTTCGTTCTTGGACTTTGACCAATACGGCAGACACCATCGAGGATACAACGATGGGCGATTCTTGGCGTTCATATAAGGCTGTCTTGTCGGCTTTCAGCGGTCAGGTTACTTGCTATTGGGATGAAACCGATACGACAGGTCAGGGTGCTTTGACATCTGGCTCGACGGTTACGCTCAACCTTTATCCTGAAGGCAATCAAACTGGTGATATTTATTACACTGGTTCTGTTATTGTTACATCAATAGAACGCACAGCATCATTCGATGGTATGGTTGAAGCTACTTTTGCATTCCAAGGCACAGGCACACTTTCACAATCAACGGCATCATAATTAAGGAAACAAAATGCACATAATTGAAAAAGCTAAAGCGCACTTCAAAGACAAAAACGTAAATGTGATTGAAGTTCCTGAGTGGGGTGAATCTGGAAAACCATTTTTGATGTACTCCACTCCTTTCACACTGGCGGAAAAGGATAAGATTTTCAAAGGTTCTCAGGAATCATCTTTGAAAGTTTTAGTTGATTGTCTTATCTTGAAAGCAAAAGATGAAAAAGGCGATTTCATTTTTACTCTTGAACATAAACGCGATCTTCTAAATTCAGTCGATCCAGATGTTATTGTTCGGATAGCTAATGAAATGATCGCAACTGCAAGTGTCGAGGACATAACAAAAAACTAAGAGACGATCCCGATGCGTTTGCTCGATATGCGCTCGCGGATCGTTTAGGTAAGACAGTCGAACAGATCAATGATCTAACGATTGAAGAGTTTATAGGTTGGATTGCTTATTTGAACATTCTTCAGGAAAGATCGAAAAATGGCAAGTGAGCAGTTAAAAATTGAATTGACCGCTATCGATAAAACGATGGCGGCTTTCAATTCTGTAAATAACAGCCTTACAAGATTATCCAATTTTACTGCTAAAGCACGAAGCGCATTAGCTACAATTGGTGTTGCTTTCGCGGCTTCTCAGTTTGCTAATGGTATTAAAAATGCCGCTGATCGAGCAGAAAACTTTGCAAATGCGGCTCAGAAGATTGGTTCATCTGTAGAGTTTATTTCTGGAATTTCTTATGCCGCTAAACTAGCAAACGTTGAATTTGAGAGTCTTGAAAGAGGTTTGATCAAATTCTCAAGAGCAGTTGATGAAGCGTCCTCTAATACGAAATCAGGTCTTGCTTATGACTTCAAGCGTATTGGTATTGATCTTCGTGATACGAATGGTCAGTTAAAACCGACAAGCGATTTATTCTTAGAAGTTGCTGATCGAATTTCTAGTTATGGAGATGGCGCACGTAAGGCGGCAGTTGCACAAGTGATATTCGGAAAATCTGGTGCCGATCTAATTCCATTGCTCAATCTTGGCTCGCAAGGAATTCGTGAACTTCAGGCACAAGCAGACGCTCTTGGAATTACATTTTCCGGTAGTGCCGCTCAATCTGCAAACAACTTTAATGATCAACTTGATATTCTTTCGATGGCGGCTGATGGTTTTATGAACCGTCTTATGAGTGGCATTGTTCCATCTCTAATGAGTTTCTCGCAACAAATTGGAACAGCTAATAATAACACTCAGGAATTCAATAGAACATTCTCAGGATTGAAACCTATTGCTGAAGGTTTATCAGTTGGTTTCAGAGGCGTTGTCGCGGCTGTATATCTGATTGGTTCAGCATTTATTGAAGTTGCAAGAGATATTTCTGCATTCGTTGAAGCAACAAAAGCGGCAACAAATTTTGACTTTCCAAATGTTAATAAAATTCTTTCAGATCGAATTGCACAGCAAAAAGATTTGAATACTATTTGGAAAGAAACTCAGGATGTATTCAATGGAGTTTCCGCATCTACTGACGCACTATCTGTTTTGGTTGAAAAAAATACCAAAGTGATCGGTGAAAACGGAGCGGCAACGGCTGGATTGATTGATAAATATCGCGCTCTCGGTGATCCTACATATCAAATTAGAAAAGATATCGAGGAATTAAATCGTCTTTTCCAACAAGGTGCTTTAACTCAAGGTGAGTATTCAAGAGCATTGCAAAAGTTAAATGGTGATCTCGCTATTGCATCCGGTGGATGGGAAGGTGGAATGGAGACGTTCCGTCGAGCGGCGACTGATGTTTCTGGCGCGATAAATCAAGCGTTTTCGAATGCTTTCTCTAGCATGGAAGATGCGTTTGTTAACTTTGTGAAAACAGGAAAGCTAGATTTCAAATCTCTTGCTGATTCGATTATTTCAGATATTGCTCGTATAACATTCAGACAAATGATTTCTGGTATATTTGGCGGATCAACTGGTGGATTTAATCTTTCATCATTATTTATTGGAAAAGCTAGTGGCGGGTCAGTTTCTTCTGGTTCACCATATTTAGTTGGCGAACGAGGTCCTGAAATATTTATGCCGAATAGAACTGGTTCGATTGTTCCTAATGCAAATGGTTCTGGCAGTGGTAATGTGAATGTAAATATTATTAATAATTCAAACTCTCAAGCGACAACTAGAGAAACAACTGATGGTCGCGGTAATCGCAACATTGATGTTATTATTGGTGATGTGGTTGCTAAGGAAATTGGAAGAATTGGAAGTTCAGTAAATCAATCTTTGCGAAATACATTCCAGACTTCTCCTGCTTTAGTGGGGCGATAAGATATGACTGCTTCATACACATGGCCAGGATCATTGCCTCAAACTCCTTTATTTTCTCAAATGTCTGATGATTTTGGGTTTAATATTCTTACAACTCAAATGGATTCTGGCATTGCCAAAATGCGAAAGCGTGGCAAGAGAGGATCAAAAATGACAATGACTTTTCAGATGACAACTTCTCAGGTTGCGTCATTGAGAACATTTGTCGAATCAACATTGAATGGAATTTCAAGATTTTATTTTGATCATCCAAGAACCGGAACAACAATGGAAGTTAGATTATTTCCGGGGAGCAATGGAGAGTTATATAATATCACTCAGGTTGCACCTCAACGGTGGAATGTATCGATGACAATGGAGGAAGTTCCGTGAGCAGATTAGCTTCACTTTCTTCAAATGCTATCGCTACGCTATTTGCACAGGAATCAACAAATCCTGTAATTACGCTTTTGACAATAAGTGGAACTGGAATCGCAACACCAGTAAGACTTTGCGATCAATTTTTAACAAGATTAAGCGAAACTGATGAGGAAGTGATCTATGGTCTTACAAGCAATTCAAATCAGTTTTATTATCTGCCATTCAGCATTTCATTACCAACTGAAGAATTTTCCGCGGCTCCTCGATGCGTATTATCACTTCAAGATGTTACAAGATATTTAATACCAACCATCAGAAGTATATCGGATCCTCCAAGTGTTCAAATTGATATTATTCTGGCATCTGCTCCGAATACAGTTGAAATCACATTTGGTTCGTTTTCAATGACAAATATTCGCTATAATGCGAACGTCATTACTGCTGATCTTGTAATAGAATCACTTGAAATTGAACCGTTTCCAGCGCATTCTTTTACTCCTAATTACTTTCCAGGACTATTCTGATGTGGTGGAATGATTATGTCGGTATTCCTTACAAACTTTCTGGACGCGATAAAGACGGTCTAGATTGTTGGGGCCTGATTCGCCTAATTCACAAAGAACAGTTTAGTAACGATCTTCCTTCCTTTTCGGATCACGATCATTCGGATGAAAAAATCCGTGAGATTATGGCTGAACAGCGCGAACATTGGATTTCGACCGATGAACCAAAAGTCGGAGATGTTATTCTATTTAGGATTTTAGGTGCTCCAGCACACGTTGGTTTATATATTGGCGACAAGTCTTTCATCCATGCAAAGCAAGGAATCAATTCCGCTATTGAAAGATATGATTCAATCTTTTGGGAAAAACGAATTGTTGGTTTTTATAGATACGATAAAGAAGCGGCTGTTATTTCTGCCGTTCCGCATCCATTAAGAACATATAAAATCAATAAAAGTATTGAACAAGGAATTACGGTTGCAAAGCTAATTGATGACATAAAAAATGAAAATAACGTTCCTAAAGAACTTATTACAAAAGATATTATTTATATTAATGGTGAACTTATCCCATTTGAGAAATGGGATTTAACGATTGTTGAATCAGGTCAGAGAATTGAATATCGATCGGTTCCAACTGGTGACAATCTAGGACCAATTTTACAATTAGTTGTAGTTGTTGCGGCATTTGCTTTAGCTGGTCCGATAGCTGGATCGCTTGGATTTGCAACGACTGGATTTGCGGCAAGCATCATTAAGGCAGGGTTAGTTGTTGCTGGTTCTTTGCTTGTAAATGCAATTTTTCCAACTAGAACTCCTGAATTAAATAACCAATTAGATACAGCAAAATCTCAACTTCTTCTTCAAGGTGGAGCAAATACAGCGAATCCATTCGGATCAATTCCAGTTGTTTTGGGTCAGTTTAGATATTCTCCTCCACTAGCGGCACAAAATTATAGCGATACACAAGCGTCAGATGCTTATTTGAGAACATTACTTTGCTGGGGATATGGTCCACTAGCCGTTTCAGATATTCGCATTGGCGATCTTCCAATTACTCAATATCGCGGTGTTGATTTTGCAACTTTATATGATGACTCTGGTGACACTTCGACTGAGCGAGATACTTTTAATAGAATTTATGGAAAAGATGTTTCTCAAGATATTATAAATATAGAACTACAATCAGACGGTAAAGGTGATATGGCATACACCATAACATCTAATTCCTGTATTGTAACTTATGTTGCTCATCCTTTTAGTATCGGTGGATATGTAGGACTCACATTTAATTCAGGCGGCGGAATTTCTGGAACTTATATAATTACAGCAAAAACGACCGATACATTTACCGTTTCAATTACAACATCAAACACATCTGGACTTGTTAACGTTTCTATCGGTGAAGTTATTGGTTCACCTTGGACTTCAACAGTTGTTGAAGGATTATCATCTCAAATTATTGTTTCAATACATTTTCCTGAAGGATTGCGTTCACAATATTTAGACGGAGCTTCAGTTGGAACGATAACTCAGGCAACATTTAGAGCGCAGTTACAATATAGACAAATTGATCCTAATACTCTTGCTCCAATTACATCGTGGGGCGATATTAGATCATCAACTTCAACAACTGCATATGCACTCGGAAGCGCATATTTCAATGTTGATAATGATACTGAACTTGAACCAGTATATCGTTGGACTAGAATTACTGTGAGCGATACAAATATCATAAAAAGATATGATGGAGCATTTACTGAATCTCAAAATGCAGAACCATCTGGCGATCTTTTAGCAAGATTGCAACAATCAACATTTGGTTTCAATAGTTCATATACTCGTCTGCCTGATATTCCAAACGGTGAAGAAGAATTATGGCAAGTTTGCGTTTATGGAAATAGTATTGTTCAAACAAGAGATATGCGTTCAGTAAATATTACTGGTGGTGGAATAACGACTAGTGGAACATCTATTTCTATTGCGGCGACAACAATAACAAGAGCGGCAACAAATACAATTTCTCTTGGAGCATCTGCTGAAGAATATTATCTTAGAAAAGATGCTTTTACATATACGAAATCATTTAATGTTACATACGGAAAATATCAAGTAAGAATTCGAAGAACTGATGACAGCAATCCAGACTATTCATCTGCTGGTGTCAATCAACGCAGAATGTTTAAATCTATTATGTATTCAATAACTGGAGTTAATAATAACGATCCAGTTGTTCCTCCAAAAAATGCAACTTTGTGCATGACTGCAATAAGGATTCTTGCAACAGATCAGTTGAATGGAAGCGTAGATAGTATTAGCGGAACAGTTCAATCTGTTTGCAAAGATTACTCTGGTTCTGGTTCAACATGGAATGTCAAATCAACTCGTAATCCTGCAAGTTTGTTTCGCTATGTTTTGCAACATCCAGCAAATGCACAGGCAGTAGATGATTCAAAGATAAATCTAACCGATCTGCAAGAATGGCATACATACTGTAAAACAAATTCATTTATGTTCGATATGGTGATTCTTGATCGTCGCAGTTTGCTTGACGTTCTTAGAGATATTTGTGCGGCTGGTCGGGCATCTCCAACTTTTAAAGATGGCAAGTGGAGCGTCATTATTGATAAACCGAGAACAACGGTTGTTCAGTTCTTTACACCATCAAATTCATGGGGATTTGAAAGTACAAAAGCACTTCCTCGATTGCCTCATGCTTTTCGAGTAACATTTAATAATGCTGAAAAGTCTTATCAACCAGATGAATATATCGTTTATAATGATGGTTATTCGTCTTCAAACGCTACTTTGTTTGAGCAACTTGCATTGCCAGGAGTAACGACAAAAAATCAAATTTTTAAACATGCTCGATTCCATTTAGCGCAGTTAAAACTTCGTCCTGAAACATATACATTAAATGTTGATATGGAACATTTGCTCTGCAATCGCGGAGATTTGGTTCGCGTTCAACATGATGTTCCTTTATGGGGACTTGGTAGCGGAAGAATTAAAAATAGAACATCATCAACTGTTTTAGAACTTGATGAATCCGTTCCAATGGACGCTGGTGTTCAATATACGATTAGAATCAGACTAGCAGATGGATCGAGTATAACTAGAACGGTAGCATCCAAAGTCTCTGATGGTTATTATGATTCAATTACATTAACAACATCCGTTACTGCTACAGAAGCGGCTTCTGGAAACTTGTTTATGTTTGGATCATTAAGTTCAGAAACCGTTCAGTTGATAGTTCAATCTATTGAACCGATGGACAATTTATCTGCTAAATTGACTTTGGTTGATTATTCTCCAGACGTTTATAATTCAGATGATGAAACGATTCCTGAATTTAATAGTCAAATTACAAAACCTCCATTATTGTCTCAAAGTGTTATAACTGCACAACCAACAATTTTGAGTCAAATTTCAGATGAAACAATGATTCTTGTTTTATCTCCAGGAATATTTCAATGCAGATTAAAAACAAGTTTTGCAATCACTGGAACGCTACCAGCAAATTGTCGATATATTCGTGCTCAAATGGATTTTGCAAATGACCAAATTGCAACTTGGTCGCAAAGTCAGGTTGTTCCGCTCTCTGAAAGATATGTAATTTTTGGAGATGTTCAACAGGGTTCAAATTATGTTGTAAGACTTCGTTATGAAACAGAAGATGGTCGTGCTGGACCTTGGACAACATCTTCTCCTCATACAATTGTTGGAACGACAAATCCTCCTCGACGAGTTACAGGATTGACTGCATCTGTTGTGGGAAGTCGTATTCGCCTTAATTGGGATGATAACGTCGAGCCAGATTTTGCAAATTATGAAATAAGAACATCAAATTCTAGTTGGGGTTCTGGTAGCAGATTATTTTTAGGAAAAGTTTCAGAATATTTTGCAACTCCTCCTGCTTCAGGATCAACGACAACATGGTATGTAAAGGCTGTTGATCTTGGTGGTAACTATTCAACTACTGCGGCTTCTGTAAGCTATACTTCGCCATTTCCAGCTAATACGACTACTGTAACATCAACATTTGTTACCAGTGCAACAAATTCGTATGTAACATTAGATTGGTCCGGCGTAAGTCCATTATTCGGTTTATTATATTATGAAGTTTCATATACTGGAGTCACAAAAACTGTTAACGCTTCTACAATTCAATTTCCTGCTGATTGGCTTGGAACAAGAACATTCACTGTAAAAACGGTTGATGTTAATGGCAATAAATCAACTGGAACTCAATTATCAGTAACAAAACTCGCTCCAAATTCTCCAACAAATTTTAGAGCGCAAGTGATTGATAATACGGTTATGTTGTATTGGACTTTGCCAACAACGACTAGCCTTCCTATCGATCATATATTGGTCAAGAGAGGTGCAACTTGGTCAACAGCAACAGTAATTGGAAATAAATCCGGTGGATTTACAACGATAAACGAAACTGTTGGTGGAACTTATACATATTGGATTGCGGCAGTCGATACGGATAATCGTGAATCTGATGCTGTAAGCGTTTCTGCAAACGTGGCATCTCCTCCTGATTTTGTGTTTCATGGTCAATTTTCAACAACATTTTCAGGAACTCTTTCTAACGCTTATAACGAGCAAGGATCATTAGTTGTTCCTGTCAATACGACAGAAACATTTGCGAGCCATTTTACAAGTCGTTCTTGGTCAACTCCATCAGATCAAATAAATGCTGGTTATCCGATCTATATTCAACCAGCTAATAGTCCTGGCTATTATGAAGAAATTTTTGATGCCTCGACTCTGTTGGCAAGTTCTCAGGTAACTTTGACTTATACAGGGTCAACAATATCTGGAACAATTACGATCACTCCAAAAATATCAATTTCAGCTGATAATATTTCTTATACGGATTATGAAGGTGCTGATACAATTTATGCCGTCAATTTCAGATATGTTAAAATTAGATTGACATTTGCTGGTAGCAACACATCCATTTATCGTTTGAATAATATGGATTTGCGTCTCGATGCAAAACTTTTGAATGATGCTGGTTCTGTATCTGCTCTTTCGACCGATACTAACGGAACCATTGTCAATTTTAATAAACAGTTTGTCGATATAACATCGATAACCGCAACTGGAGCTGGAACTACATCGATTGTTCCAGTTTATCAGTTTAGAGATGAAAGACTTTCAGCGAGTTACGCTGTTACATCAAATAGTTGCGTTGTGACGTATAGTTCCCATGGATTTATATCTGGTCAGACCGTTTCATTTCAAAATTCTAGCGGAAATGGAATTGATGACGTTTATACCATCACATCAACGACAACAAATACATTCACATTTACAATGACGGTTTCTAATACGAGTGGAAATTGTTTGATTTATCCTCAAAGTTTCAGAATATATTTATTTGATAGTTCAGGAACTCGTATAAGCGCAACTGCATCATGGAACGCAAAGGGTTATTAAAATGGCCGATCATAGCAAACCAACAACAACATCCACTTACACTAATTTCGTTACGGAATTAGATGGACGGTTTGACGATCTTTCTCTTGGTCTTGATCCTGCCAATACAACGGCAACAAATCTTCCAACAAATTCAATTAGATGGGCAAGTGGTTCGTATAAATGGCAGAAATACGATGGATCAACATGGAATGATCTTTCATCATATTATGCAATCAACATTAACGGCACTGTTGGTGCAACTACGCCATCATCAGGTGCTTTTACAACTTTGAGTTCAACAGGAAATACAACTCTTGGCGATGCAAGTGCTGATACAATTACGTTTAATGGAACGGTTCAACCAGGAGTTGTGATTGCAGGAT